CGGCTAAGACTATTGCAAAAGATTTAATTAAAACTATGTTGTCTGAAATTACTTTACCAACATTGCCTAATGTTTGTGCGGCAGATTCTCCAAAATTTATGATCTTGGTTTGCAGTTGATCTATGTCTGTTGATTTAGAAATCTGCATTAAAGCTTCAACTAAACCTGCACCAATACTTACCTTTGCTGAATCGGCTGCAACTTTGATCTTTGCTAATTTACCTGAAAAAGTATCGGCGGCTGAAGCGGCTGAACCTTTAGTTATATTTGTAATCTCTTTTAAAATAGCAGCAAAATCACCTGAAGCAAGTGTGGTTTTACTTATGCCTAAACCTAGTGCGCCTACACTCTTTGTATTGCCTAAGTAAGCTTTGCTTAATGCGTCTGCGGCGGCAGTAACGCTAATGTTTTGGCGAGCGGCAATGTCTAGGGCTACATTTGTAAGATTTTGAGAAGCAGCAAGACTGCGTGTAGTTGTAAGTAATTGCTGATAAGCAGGGATTAATTGGTCATCAACAACACCAAATTGAAGTTTTAGCGAGTTTAAAAATGCTAGTGAATCTGAAGTGGCAAACTCAAAGCCAATAGTTCTTAATGAGTTCTTAAAAAGGTTGAGTTGTTTTTCTTGAGCTGCAAAAGCTGATATTGCTGACTTGGCAAAAGCCGTTACTCCTACGCCAATTAAAGCAGTCTTAACAGTCCTGCCTAATTTTTCAGCTGCGTTCTCGGCTTGGTCAAATGCTTTCTTACCTGAGAACTGTCCGACAATATCAATTACTAAGGACATTAAGTAACCTTCCTAAAGTATTGTTTCTTTTTAAATTGCTCATTAGCATTGTAAATAGCATTTAAAGCGGCTGCGTTTGCCTTGCCGTAATCCTCAGCCCACGCACGAAAGATCAACCGACCTTTCATATAACGCCCACGCTTTGTTGAACTCTCAATGTTTCCCTGTTTAAGTTCACCCATTGCTTGAATAAAATCTGAACCTGCTTGCGGATTGTTAGAGTGGCTTATTTCGTGATTTCTTGGGTCGCCTTTACGACCAACCCAAGGCTGACCGTTAGGATTTTTTCTACCTGCCGTTTCGTAAATAGCACCTGCGGCTGATTTGTTAATGATAAAATAAACAGCTTTAAAACCTTTTTTATTTGTTCGTCTTGGGGTTGAACTGTATTTTATATTTTTAGAAACTATTGCTGAGTTATACAAAGGAAACTTACGAAGTTTTTTACCTTCAGCGTCATAACTAAACTCAGACCGTTTTCTGTAACTCCAGTTGCTTAAAGGTGAAGAATTTGGAACATACGATTGTGCTTTTTTAACAATACCACCAAGTGCTAAAGCCATTTGATCGTCTAATTGCGCGGCAAGGTTAGGGGCGTAATCCTTTAAGGCTTTTTTAAGTTCAATTAAGCCTTTTACCTCGGTTGCCATTTTCCCTTGCCTTTGCGTCGTCTTTAAGGACTGCTAAAGTTGCCTTTAACAAATCTCTGTCCATGTTAATATATTCTGAGTGAGGAATCCGAGTAGTAATTGCGAGCCTCGCAACAAGGTAGTGGAACGAATCCCTCGTTATCCATTTGGGGAATCGGCGTCCAAAATCTCTACCTTAGATAGAGTTTCTAAATACGCGTCGCCGAAAGGCACAGGGTGGTTACCATTGCGCCTTTCAGCTTCCCAAGCCAACCAATAGACCGAAGTCTGTTTTTCTTCGTCGCGGAAATGTTTATGAAATCCGCTTTTAAAATGTGATTCAAATGCGTACTCAATAACAGGTGTTATCTCATATTCTAAAACATCACCTGAAGCCTTGGTTATTTTAAGTTTAATCATCTTTATCCTTTATTTATTAAAATGTACCTGTTGTTGCCACTACGGTCTTTGAGTTGCAAGTAAATGTCAAATCAATAGTTCCAATATCGGCAGGGCTTGGTGCATTTATGTCGGTTAGGTTATCAACAAGAATTGTACCTGTGTAAAGAGGATTTGTCGTTGAAACCGAGTTACCTGTGTCTTGAAGTGCTGAGAAAGCAACTGTTGTACCAAATGCAGCCTGAAGGGTTGCTCGAACTGAACCTGAGCCTGAAACAGCGTCATTGTTTAGGAAAGTTACGGTTATGGTATCGGCGGCTAATCCAGTAGCGTATTTATGAGCTGTATCTCCCATTGCGCTGATCTCAATTTGATCTAGTACGCGGTTTAATACAAAAGATTGCACATAAGCTGAAAGATCAACGGTCGCAACCTTGAACCCAACTTTGTTATTTAAAAATGTTGCCATTTTAGTTATTCCTCGTCTTTCTTAGTGATTGTTGGTTTTGGCTTGTCTTGCGGTACTTCTTGACCGATCTTTTTAAGAAAGGCAATATCTTCGTCTGTAAGTGTCATTTGTTTAACTCCAAGTTGTTAGTGTGCTTATATTGATCGTGCTGACCATCATCTCTTGAGCTTCCTGCAATACTGAGGGTGCAGATACGCTTTCAACATTAAACTTAATAGTTGACGCGCTAAGTTTTAAAAACACAGCGCAAACCATTTCCTCTAATGCTATTAAAGACGCTTGATTGTCCAACATTGGTACTATGCAAGTAATTGTAAAGTTTGCTTTTGCACCAACATTATATTGATTGTTGCTTGGCTCAAGCATTGGGTCTGCATACCTGAGTACAACGCTGTTAGCGGTGGGTGTGGCTGGCACATAAGAATATGTGTCCCACACCCCCGCGTTCGTTAGCGCGGACTTTATTGAGGCTCTGAGAGTTGTAACGGCAACTGTCATTAGCCTATTAGTCCATTGGGCGCTAAGTGGTTCGCAAGTAAGCCTCGTACTTTTGCTATAAGAGTTGACCCCATTTTAAATGGTGAAGGTTGAAAGTTAGGGTCAAGCGCCCCGCCGTTAGCTGCTTGTTTTGCTTGCCAAATCTCAGTACATACCATTAAAGTCGCCAACCTAACTTCAGGAACGGTGCTATATGTAACATAATCTGTTGCAGCAACAGTTCCATAAGGTGAAGTTGGGTGAATTGGTTCAACAGTTGAGTGTGTAGTTACAAAAGTAATTGAATAAGTATCTATGTCTGTAATTGTTTTAGAACCATTAAAAGTCGCGCCGTTACCACTTACCGTTACTACTTGCCCCACAAAGAAGTTATGAGGTGTATCAAAATACAATGTACCAAATCCAACAATGTGTGAGTGTGCAGAATTAAATGCTTGGTTTTTCCATAGGTAATCTGTAATTATGTTTTGTCCAGCCTGACAGACTTCTTCAACAGTTGCGGAAGTATAAAGCGAACCCAATTGTAAATTGGCTCTAAGCTCTGCTTCGGTGCAAAATGTGGCTGCCATGATTACCTTTCTTAAAAGTTAAGGGGCGAAGGCTTCCTACGCCCCTTAACGCTTTTGATCTAACTAATTAGATCAGGACTTATTCCAACGACGGATACCGCCTGCAAGCTTTGTTGCAATTGCGTAATATCCATAAACGCACACCTGTAAACGACCATTTGAAAGTGCTTCCACTCTCAAGGTTGTCTTAGGGGCTTCATAAAATGTAATTGCTGAAGGATTAATTAGGAACATTGAATCGTCGCCTGTTCCTGAACCAATAAATGGGTCAACATAGTAGTTAGTTCCTAATACTGAACCAACAACCGCTTGAGGTGAAGCGATACCTGCATTGTTAACAGGATTAGCAGCTGCATAGATTGGGCGTTTTGTTGAATCTTGCGCACCAAGTAATACAGTCCACCATGACGCATTTGAAACTAAATTGGTTGCAAAACCACCTGTTGCAGCATAAGCGGCAGCAGCTTCAGTTGCAATAAATGATTGCAGTCCGTCTGCGTCGGCAGTTGCAACAGCTGTACCAGCAGTTCCAGTTGTTACAAATTGTGTAAACATTGCTTCGTCTGTTGCCTTAGCATAGCCTCGGTTCAACTCACGGATAAGTTCGTCATAAAAAATCGGCGAACTTCTATCAAGCAGCTCCCAGCTGATCGTTTGTAATCCAGCTGCTTTTTTAACATCAACTGTAATGTAACCACTTGCCATTTCAGTTCCGCCAAGTGCTTCGCCCTCTGTTGAGTTTGAATCAATTGTTGGTGCTGTTGTTAACTTAGGAATTGTAAATGACATGCCTGAAGTTGGAAGTGCGCCACGAGATACTGCGTCAATTGAAGGACGAACATCTAATGTGTTAGTAATGAACTCAGTTAAATGTGGTGCAAGTGTAAGACCTGTGTTTGTAGTTGTATCATCT